GAGATATGTTATATGTGTTAGTATACGTATTCGTGTTAGATATGTCTTATACGTATTCTTAGTCTTATACGTATATCATATTTCTTATGTCTTATACGTATATTACATTAGTTACTTCATACTTCTTACTGACACTCATTCTTTTTTTTATTATATAGATATACTTTCCCACCCCTCATGCGGGGGGGTTACACTTCACTCGTTCACACTGACACTCATGAGTTCGTACTGACACACTGACGCTTGGTATTTCATGCTGGGACTCATTCAGGTCTGTTTTAAGAAAAGAAAAAAGTTCTAGAACAATTTTTTTTCGAACCTCACAGTTCGTAAACTCGAACTACGAACTTCGAACTCTCTAAAGAAGTATTCAAAAAAGTGATGTAACAATTTATATGCGAAAAGTTTAAATACCACTATCCTCAAAAAACGTTAAATTTATAAACTATTTTTCACATATTTTACGTGATATGAATTACTTTTCAGTCATTATGTATCTTATTAACGCTGTAATTTTCACCTTCATGCTTTTCCTCACTTTTATCAACCCTTCACTCTTAAATAATCAATATTGGGTTTACATTCTTGTAGGTTTTTTTACAGCAATAGTTTTTCATACAGGTTATAGTGCAGGTAAATCCTCATGATACATCACCCATTACGTTTCGCTATGGCTCTTTATTTATTATTTGGTTGGATATACTATCTTGTTATTCATGCTCATTGTCCTGTTTATGTTATCTATTTTGTGCTTATTCTTTTTCCAATATGGATTTTTTATGAGGATTTTGCAGATTTTTGCGAATATTCTAATCTGCGTGACATTTTATTCATTAACATTATCTCACTTCCTGTACCATTTTTCGTTTTTTACACTCTTTCTTTCGGATATTATTATTATCTTACTCTTGCTTACCTAATTTTCTATATATCTCTCGGTCTTTATATCAATTTCAAGATGTTTCGTCGTAAACCTAAATGTTTTTAAGCCCTGTATCCACTATTTTTAACATGCACGGTCTTACTTTCATCAAACCCGATGGTGAAACGATAAAAGTCTTATTTTTCCCCACTAAAGCTATTGCAAAAGCATACCTTGAGATGTTATTGGAGGATTTCACCAGGTTGGGTTATAATGTTAAATATGGTGAGAAAGACGGAAAAATTTATTTTAATATTTCTGATAAAATTTTTATTGTAGGTGAGTGATTTATGATAGTTTATTTCGTTAATATAATCGATTCTGATGGTACGGTTTTAGTCCAGAGGGAGTTTCCAACCCAATGTGAACGTCAAACTTATGCTGATCTTATGGTTGATATACTTTCCTTTATTGAAGGTCGTAAAGTAAAGGATGTAAAGAAAGAAATACTGAAAGAAAATAAGGCTCTTAAGTCAGTTTTAGCGTCTGCCAGGGAAATAGAGGAAAAATTTGTTGTAACAGAAATGGTTGTTGAAAAAGCTTAAAAGTCTTTTTTTCCAATTTTTTTCTTGGTGTTTTATGGGAGATATTGAGGACGTTATTTCTTTCTTACGTTCCGTAGGTGTAATTAAAGGTAATACTGTTTCTTATGATGGTCTTGTACATTATGGTGAAAGTATTAGTATAATTCTTAATTTACCTCCTGAAGAAGCCGGGCGTAAAGTTCTTGATTATCTTGTAAATAACGGTTACATTATGGTGAGATAATGGAACCTGAATTATATGTTATGTCAGTAGGCGATAAACATTATGTGAGCGGTACTGTCTATACTCCGGATGGTATAGTGCAATATAATGTGGTGCTTGATGACTTTGAGAAGATATTTACTCTCTTTCCTACTTTTGCTACTTTGATTAATTGTTATCATGATGATGTTTGTATACGTGACCATATTGACCATTTTTATTATCTTACTTATCGTGATGAAGATGAGCTTATGAAGATGCTTACGTTTATGAGTGGTGCGTCTATTTCTTATCTTCAGCTTATTCCTGAGGAAGTAATTAAGAAGTTAGATATTCATTTTAGTTTCAATTCGTTTCATATCGGTGGTGCTGATGTGTTAAAGAATGTTGAGTGTAATGTAATTGGTTCAATTCCTTCCTTTTTAGTTATTACTTATGGCTATGTTTCTATTAACGGCGTGAAAATAGGTATGCGTGATGAAAGTGGTGATTATGATGTTTGTGGGCAAATAATTAACTTAGAGTCTAATGCACTTAGTTACCTTTCATATTTATTGGCTTGTTATTTTCTAAAATATTATAAGGTTACTCCGACTTGGAGTGAGGTGTTAAAAACATGGTGCGGTATCAGGATATCATTAATGATGTGAATAGTAAGTTGTTTCTTCTTGATAAGTGGTTAGAAGTCTATAAGCTTGCAGAACATTATGATAGTTATCTTGATGCTTGCTATGGTGGTCATGCTAGAGCTTTTATGCAGAATGTTGGTTCCTTTGCTGAGGATTTTGTTTCCATTACTCATATTGTTTATGACCTTTCCTGTATTCCGGGTCTTGCGGAATTTCTCAGGCTTTGGAACTCTTATGATTTAAGGGGTAAGTATATTTATCGTACTACTACTGTTAGTTATATTAAAGATTATATTGTTGCCTCCACTCCTTTTATGGTTGCTAATGCTCAAGACACTTCGATTAATAGATATCTTTCTTATTGGTCTGTTAGTCTTTATACTTCAAATTATTTTATTCGTAGATATATTAGTTATACTAATGTTAAGTCCGATGATATACGTGTACTTGTTGCACCTTATGATTACACGATTTGTGGCAAAGACTGGTATGATAATATCAGTCCTGAATATACTGTCGTTATTGACAACAAGCCCTATAATTTTGGTGATTTAAAATACCTCAGAGAACTTGAAGTACGTTGCTTTAACTACCCTAGTTCTAAGCTCGTCTATTCTCTTACTGTTGATGATTTTAACGAGTTAATGAAATATCTTCCCAAAAAATACGTTTATTAGGTTACGGGTCATCGTCTTTTGGACGACGCGAGCATAATTCTGCATAATTTCCTTTTATTAAAATTAGAAATGATGATTCATCTATAAGTTTCAGTAATTCGTCTAATGTTAACTGAACTCTTTTTGAATTTTTTGTTCTGAATTTTTTCCAGGTTTTTTCTTTTACCCATACAAAATATATTTCGCTATCTTCAGATGGAAGCCACATTTTTATACGTTCTTTATCCATCCATGAAAGCCACTCTTTAAATTCATTTTTATCTAGGGGTTCGAATGTTCTTCCATCTCTTAATGGCGAACATGTATAGTCTGGTAATTCGAAATCGATTACTACAATTTTCATGTCTAAATAGTTAATTCACTTCGTGATTTTAAAATTTCTTCCCATTCATTTTGCGGTATTCCTAGTTTCTTTAATAGTTCTTTTGCTATTTCTTCCGGTTCTGGTGGTTTCACAAATGATATTGTTGGTTTTTCTATTGTAGTTGATTGGTCTCCTAGTTCTGCTATTCCTACTATATGTCTTTTTCCTATTGCTATCATTATTTTTAATGGGACTTCTGCCTTTGATTCTATGAAAAGCGATTTCGATTTCCTTTTTCCCGAAAATGAAAAGAGTTTCATTGCTTAATTTTCTTGTTTTTCTCCTTAATAACTGTTTCTAACTTTAAATACTGGTTCTGTCTATTTTTATTTGGGTTTACTATGAGAAAGTTACGTGCTTCAGTAAAAGATATAAGACCTCTTTCCGAAATTCCTCCTAATTCACAACTATTATGGCAAAATAATGAGTTTGCTATTTACTATATTTACGATATTTATGCTGGCGAAGTCCAATGGGTACTCGTAAATAAGACTTATACTCAGAAGTATGTTTCATTGCTGAGGGGTGCTGTTCTCGAAATTCAGGGTCAGACTTATGCTATTCCTAAATATATTTTCGGTAATGCTTTCGCGGAGGTGTATTTTGGCAACGGTTTGTCTTCTTATATCAGTAACCTTAACGATATTCCTCTTTATTCTCTTGCAGTACTTAGGGATTCTTCAAATAAGAGTATTGTGGGTTTCGTTTTCTATTTACCTCCTAAGGGTGTTCTTATTGTCCCTGAGTACGGTTTCTATGGTTTACAATCTCTTGAGGCTGAGCTTCTTGAGGTCAGTCCCGGGAATTTAAACCTATATGTTATAATTTACGATTATGCTGAAATTATAGAATATGAGCAACAAACTGGTCTTCAAGTCCAAGCACCTCCAGACCCTTATGCCGTATTTTCGTATCAATTCAATATTAGCGATGTCGGTACTGTGGTAACTTCTAGGGTCATATTAGAGATTCCTCAGAGTGATGTTAATTTTGTTAATACATTAATAAATGATATTAAGAAGTTCTTCCATAGACTATAATTTTTTAAATCCTGTATCCATTATTTTTCTCATGCATAAATTGACTTTGTTTAATTGTAAGGGTGATATTTTTAAGGAATTGGTTTTTCCTTCTGAAGAGTTTACTAAGGCTTATATGCATATGTTAGCTGAAGATATGGATAAATTGAAGTATTGGGTGGACTTTAAGAAAGTGGGGGATAAATACGTTATTAAAATTGAACACCAAATAATTGTTGTAGGTGATTAAGTCGTGGAATATTATGTGGTTGATGTTATGGATTCTAATGGTAATTTGTTGATTCATAGGGAGTTTTCTAGTCACATTGATTGTCAGACATATGCCGATATTTTGATGGAGATTATTTCCTGTGTAGAGTTTCATAGGGAGAGGGAACTAAAATCCGATGATCCTTCTATTTTAAGAATTAGGGAAGTTAATGGTAAGTACTTTATCATTGAAAAGGTTTGTAAATAATTTTTGGCTAGATTTTACATAAGGTTATTTCTCTCCCATCATCACTTGCATATGTAAAAACTGTACCTTCTAGTCTTCTTAGTAATTGTACTCTGTTCTTAGTCCAATCATGTATCCCTATACACCATTGTTCATACTTTTTTAGTATATCCATGTTTAGGTTTTCTTCGCATCCTTCACAGTCCATTATGAAAATATCAACGTTCTCATATTCTCCTTTCCATTCACCTTTCATTACCGCTTTATCGCAAATGTTGAAATATTGGCATACTTCTTCCCATTTTTTTCTTAAGTGTTCTTCTTTCTCATATTGTATTATATTTTTTGCTCCTCTCCATAAGAAATACAATGCTGAACTACCACAATCTGCCCCTACTATTTGTATTGTTTTTTCGAATATGTTTAATTTTCCATAAGCGTGCGGATATTCTCTCCAATAATCACATTCTTTTTTCCTGAAATATTCGGATATGTTTTCCATTTTTATATCCCCCTATTTTGTCTGAGTTATAGATTTTTACTTTTTTCTTTAATAAACTTAGTGACGTACATGTATAATGTAGAAATCTTGAAGTGAGTTAAAATGATGCGGTATTTCTTGAATGTAAATATTGAAGTCAATACACGGTGGGCATAACATTTTCATCGCATCCTTAATTTTCACGTTGTATATATACATTATACTCGCCAGTGCAAAAGTCACACTCCTATGTACGCCTGCTACACAATGAATTAAAGTCTTTATTTCTTGTTCGAAATTGTTTCTAGTTATTTCTGCTATAATTAGTAGGTCATCGATATCTATAGGTACTAAGTCGGGATATTTCAACCAGAGTTTTGCTTTCGGATTGTGAAAATCTTTTGCTACGTTTATTGTAAAGTACTCCTGTCCATGTTCTAGTGCGTATATTCCATCGCTTTGCCAAATCATTTTCTTAGGGTCTGAGCGTAGAAAACCCATATTTATCACCTCTATTTAAGCCATTCCCATAATTCCTGTCCTATTGTTATGTAATAATAACGTAGCGACTTATGCCAACACTTCCAACTTAAGTCTTCCCATTCTTCTTTATTTACCTCTATTTTTCTTAAATCCTCTACTGAATCTATCTCAATCCCGCATCCATATTCTGCATATGCATGGTTTTTAATGTAGATGAGTGGTGTTCCTACGCTCATTGCCTCAATCGGTGGTATATTGAATCCCTCAGCCTCACTTACTGCTATATAGAAAAGGGAATGAGATAGTAGGTAGTACTTCATATCTTCACTTAAACTCATAAACTTAAAGTCCGCATTAGGGTGGTCACTTACTAATGTAAGTTCTGCTCTTCTTCCTTCGAATATATTGAGTACGTCATTTATCCTCTTATACGGTCTGTTTTTAGTTATTATTATATACCCTCTTCTAGCATTAAAGTCAAAGTTCACATGTTTCTGAGCCATTTCATCATTAACTCCCCATGGGGTCACTTGCTCTACTTTTATTCCGTTTTTTTCCATATACTCTTTTAACCATGTTGATGTTGTTATTATTTTTCGGTTATCTATTAATACTATGTTACCTTTTCCCGGTCTGTTACACCATATTATTCCACTACTCGCTACGTTGCATTCGCCAACGTAAAAATCAGCTGGTTTGAAATACGTTTTTATTATGTCGAATTCATGATATTTTTTCATATAATATATTGTCTGATCTACTACCCATTCATAACTACAGTCCTTGCATGGCGTATATATTTTTTTTACCATTTATGATACACTTACCCCTATTTTATAGTTATACACATTACCTATATTGAACGTTACTGATACTGGTAGTTGCATATATGCTAAGTAAATACTACCGATCTGGTATAATGCTATCATTGTTGGTGAACTACAGTTAATGGTTGACGTTATTACTGCTGTACCCAAGCCGTTGTATACGGGATAGCATAGTTGTGGTTGTCCGTTGCATGTATAGATGAATGCAGTTATACCTTTTAATTGTTGTGGTGATGATGGTGTTGGTACTATAGCTAACATTGTTGCAAGTGGTATGTTAGGGAATTGTGATTGTACTGTAAATGCAGTTGATGGTATTAACGTATATGCAATGATCAAGTGTACGAAGTATGTGTACGCTAATAATTGACCATTTAGTGATTTACAGTCATTTATTGGTAGTAAGTATGACATTACGATGCTTTGACCTATGTTAAATATTGAGTTTACTACGATGTCTATAGTCCATTCTACTGATAAGTTATCATCTGTTGATGACGTGAAGTTTCCCGTTACAGTTGCTATTTTATATAGCATTGTACTGCCAATTACTGCATACATGTCGATTTCATTAGCGTTAAAGTCCGTGGTGAATGTTGCTTCGAATGTTATTGATAATTCGCCTCCATTTTCCACTATTGATGTTATTTTTGCGAACGCCATAGCTTTTGCTACTCCATTCTGTCTAGGTATCATTGCTATTCCCGTAGGAAAATTAAAGACGAAAGTGTATTTCTGTGTTGCAAATGAGTAACCATAGTAATAATAGTAAGTACTCTCATATCCATCGACTAGAAGTGTTTCCAGTAGGGACTTATATTCTGCCGATATTGTCATGGAGTCCCACCTGTAGTCTTTGTCTCGAACTGGTTAATTACTGTTGCGTTACCGTAAGTGGTGGATATCTTTATTGATACATAGTTATTTATGGTTCCACTATAATAGTTATAGGCTATTACTAATAATCCATTACTTGTAGTAATACCTATGAATACTGGTACGTTTGTATAAGAACTATATACTTGTCCGTTTACTACTAAGTTTACTTGTGAATTACCGAATCCCACTAGCTTTGATATTATTGTTATTTGATCGCTTCCAATATACATTGCATCTATACCTTGGAATGCTGATGTGTTAATGTAATTAAGTAGTTGTGACTGCGGAAATGTTGGATTCTGTTTTAGTATAGTATTCCATGATGGTACCAAAAATAATCCGAAGAAGTATAAGATTGGTGCCACCAGTGTCTTGAATGTTACTACGCTCGTGTATTGTGATATTGCACTCACAGTAGTATAGTTTGCTCCCGCTATTATCGTTATCTCATATTCAATATTCAAATAGTCGTGTTCCGTCTTTGATAATGGCTGGTTTAGGTTAATATCTGCGATTTTATATAACAAGGCAGATTGGGTTGATGCCCATATTTCTATCTCATCAGTAGTGTAAGTGAATGGTGATGCATCGGTTCCGCTGTATCTTATTGTAATAGTTTCTTCCTGTGATGCGTTTATAATGTCAGTTACGTTTATTGATGTTATTGTTGTCCTTGATACTGTAACGTTGTTGTTTTTCATTATCGCAATTATTTGATATGGTGCTAGTGTAGTTATTGCCTGTGTTGTTGATGATTCTACTGTTACTACACCGTTTGCGATGTAATTAAGGATTGCTAATAGAACTTCTTTAGATATCATGATTCCACCTCATATGTTAGTCCAATCACTATGAGGTATGTTGCTTGGTTTGATGTTGGTGGTAGTTTCACATTTAATGTTGCACTGAATACGTAAATATCAGTTACTATTGGTGGTACTGATGATGTTAATGCAGTTATTGTCGGTGTTCCATTTCCTGTTGTGGTCAGCTGTAGTATTATACTAAAACCATTTATTGTTAACCCCGTTCCTACTAATGCTACTGTTCCGCTTACTCCACTGACAACATATGATATTATGCCAGTATAGTTATTAAATGGAAATACGTTCTGAAGTACTAACCCTGGGACTAATAAGTATAGGAATGAGTAATTAATGTATACTGATGGTGTATTTTGAAGTTCAAGTGTAAAGTATATGGTTACTGCTTCACTTTCCGATTTTGAATAGTTTAATCCGGTGGTTCTAGAAACTAGGTACTGTAATACTCCATTGTTTTCGGTGTATATATCTACTTCATCAAAACTATAAACATTGTTACTGGTATCATAAAATAGGAATTGTACACTTGTAGTACTTATTGATACTTGGTACCCTGTCAGTTTTGCTACCACATTTCCACTGTTTTTTAATACTGCCACTATACTTGTTGGTGCGTTAGTTGTGAATGTTGAGCCACTGTAATAATAATAGTTAAACATTGTAGCTTTCTGATTTTGCCCAAAGATAATCATTGTCGATACTGCTGATAGATACTCTTGCGATAATGTCACTTCAATTGCACCACATTCTGTTTATCGGTTATTGTAACTATACCTAATTCGATTAGTTTTCTTAACATTAGGTCTGGCGTGTTAGTGCATTTTGTCAGCAATCTATATAGATCGGTAATAGCAATATAATCTCCACTATGGTAATAGAACTGTAGCTGTATTTGACTACATAATAACTCGTTTAATATGCTCAAAAGTCAATATCACCTCCTACTTGTGTTGGTTGTTGTGCCATTCTTCTTCCAGTATTAACTTTAATTACGACGTCAGTAGTATCACCTACTTTAACTTCTTCAATTCCAATGATTGGCATATTTGCCATTTGTGTCAAGTCGTCAATGAATTTTTTCTTTATTGGTATTTTTAGTATTGAAGTCCCTGTATATTGGCTTAAATCAATTTTTAGCCCATTGTCAAGTTGTATTGGTTCAAATCCGACCTTTGTGGCAATGTATAGGTATATGTTGTCACCATCAAGTGATATTCGTATGAAATTCATGTCGGTAGCAAATTGTTGAAATAGTTTCTTTAATGATATTTTTGCTATTAAGTTACCTTTATCATCAACGTCACCGCCTTGTACACTGTTAAGTAATATCGATTTCATCATGTTAACATCAAATTTGGACATTATAGCAACCCGTAGTAAGTCATAATTGCTAATGATCCTGCAAACTGTATGAACCTAATTGGGTCTTTTTGGAAAGTCCCATATACTCTTCCTAAATATTTCCAGAACGCTTTAACATATTCAAATAGGTAATGTAACCCTAACTTAATGTAATGCGATATTTTATTTCCGATATATCTTAGTCCTTTTCCTATTTGGTATATTACCTGTGAGAATACTTTACCTAAACCTGTTAATCCCATAAGTAAAAGTATGAGGAGTAACTAAAAAATATTTCACTATGTGGTTACCCATGTAGCATTATAAAATACTAATGCTAACTGTCCTACTTGTATTATTGCTTGCAGTACTTGTACTATCAAGTTCACATATCCACCACTTGCAGATACCACAATACCTAAGTTAGTGTATGTCGTTTCTGATGTCATACTTTGGAATTGATAATAAACTGATATCGAGTTATTTGTAAACGATGCATTTACTTGGATATATTGCCCGTTATATGTTATATAGTATGTTGGTGGTGATGTTAGATATCCAAGATTTTGTATTGAATTTATTGCGGATTGTACATTTTGTAATGGTGCATTGGTAAATGGTGTCTCATTTGATGGTGGTGAAAAGAAGGCGAAAATTAGGTATGGCGTATAATAATCTTGTGGTGATATGTTGAACGATATCGTCCATATTACTTGTAGGGTTCCAGATGATAGTGTAACATTACTTGCTTGTGCTACCAAGAAAGTTCCTAATGATGATGATAGGTATAATTGTAATATGTTTGTCGATGATGGTGCATTACTTATTACAAATATGAATTGTAATTGTAGTTTTGTTGATACTTGTTTGTAAGATAATGAACCTGGGTATGATCCTACTAATATGTTGTTGGACAGTAGTTGTATCGTATATGCGTAATTCGATATTGTCCCTCCTACTTGAGCATACTGTATTATTGCTGTTATTAGTTGTTGTTGGACTTGGTTCTTATACTTGTAAGTTTTTCCTTCTGTGTCTCTTATCTCTACTTCGCCGGTAACTCCTACTTTCATTTATTTCACCTAATCACCATTGTATGTAGCAGTTATTGGTAATAACTGTGATGATTTATAATTAACAGGTATTTGTACTGAGTATGGATACCAGTTTTGTATCCTTACTAGTGACCAATTTGCATAGTTACCACCATTTCTAGCAGTAACAATAACATAACCTACACTTGGTGGAGTAAATGGCAATGTTACAGTTTGTGATGCTATTGTAGTATTAGCCGTTAAGTCAGTCACCGTTATAGTCATTGTTGTACCTGATACCTGTATCGATATTACGAATATGTCTCCTGCAGTCATTGAAGTTCCAGACCCACTGCCACTACTTGCTAATATTGTTTGTTTATACCCCGACGATGTCCACCATGTAACTGAAATCGGTTGTGATGAATATGGATCAAACTCAACTACTATTTGGTTTCCACTTCCATATGCTAGTGTACTGTTAGTCATTCCACTTATTGATGCAGTATTGAATGCTATTGGTGGTGTTGTACTATATAGGCATATTGCAAACCCGTCTGCTAATGGTGATGACCCGGAACTAAAAGTGAACTGTATTGTTAGATTTTGTGAATTCCAAAGATAGTAAAATACGGTGTGTTGTGACCCTGATGCTGGTACTAATTGTAGTGCGAAGTTATTGTTAATTGTTACTGCTGATGGTGCTGTGGTATAATCTAGGAATGTAAAGAAGTGAGTGTTGAGGTAGGTAATTGGGTTATTAGCTGTGGTGTCATTGAAGAATGCGTATAAGTACCGACTATAGTTATTTAGGTTAAGTAACGCATTTATGTTATTATCGTCAACATATAACATTTCGGCAAAGTTAGTACTGGGTATTATTTGAGGTAGTATTAAGTTTAGTAATACTCCTGTTTTGTCTTGGATATAGATTGCCCACTCTATTTGTGTTACTCCCGTTATTTCCCTAGTATATACTATTGATGCAAGTGGTTGTTTGAATAATGACATTGAGTATGGATATAGGAATGCACTTATAATATTGATCGGTTGTTGAAAAGTTGCGGTGAAAATGAAGACGTATCCGTTCTCGTACTGTTGTACAGAATAGGTAGCGTTTGCTGTTCCTCCACTTGTTGATATTATCGGTGTTTCTATTGTTGATGGTGTGGATTTTGTATACGCGACTAAATTTAACAATACTGAAAGGTTGACTATGGTGTTATGTTTAATAATTTTACCCTCGGTAGTATATAGGGTTACTTCTCCATGTATTCTAGGTTGCGAATTCAATCTGGACACCCATATATGGTTCCGATACAGTTGGTATGTATACTTGGACGTATATTGGATTTACACCTGACCCATTGGTAAAACATGAAGTACCATTTTGATAACTGCTAAAATTAACAGGTCCTACTACAAAATATTCCATACAATATAGAGTATAAATATAGAGTGTTGTACTTACGTATGATGTGAATGAGTTTGAAGGTCCTGCCCCATAAGTGTTATAAAATATATCAGTAAATAATTGTGTTGTTACAAAACTGGTTTGGGTGTATTGTGACGATAACCCAGAAGGATTGCAACCATTCCACTGAGTCGGTAATAGTGAATTTGCATTTCTTTCTACACATGCACCACAATTACCAGCGAAATTTGAGCATCCCCAACCACCAGGTTGACCTGTTGTAGTTGGGATGTAAATGATTCCCGGTGACGGTGATATTGTTATTGTGATTATCCATGTCAGCGTTAATATTTCATCAGAATTTTTAGTCACAGATAGATTTGCAGTAGCTATGGGGATGTTGTATCCTGCACTTGTCGTAATTAATTGTTCACTTGTTGCAGTATACGAATTAGCACTGTCATCCATAACTGTGAATGATACGATTGCTGAGTTTTCAGTTGCAGAAGCACCGGGAGGAATGGAAAAAGATAGAGTATATGTTTGCCCTGTTGTTGTAGTTATAATGATTCCCGATGATGACGCTGTTGCTCCAAGATATGATGCACCTGACATGTACCTTTGGAATGCATTAAGTAAGTATGATAACCCAGTTATAGTGTTTTTTTTGCTTTTTATTGTAACAAGAGTTTTTTCTAAGTCATATTTTTTAATCTCTGACGTATTACGCTTTTCAATCTTGGCAATTAGAAATCCACTTACTTTAGCCTTAACTTTGAGAAATCTGCCACTTAATTTATTGCATTCCATATTATCATTTTTATCAATAAGTTTATTAAGGTTATGCTATGGTGCAAATCAACCAGAGTATGGTGATACTGATGCGGTTGCGGTATCAGATTGTATATACTGTGCTGGTATATATGGACTACTAAATACCGATACTGATGCAGTTGCAGTATCAGATTGCATATATTGTGCTGGTATATATGAATTATTAAATAATGATGTTGGTGCTGATACGGAATTACCTATAATGTTCCCTATCTCTAAACACACTTGTACACTACTATCAATACCCTCATTTATTGCACCACTAATACTACTTACAGGTGCATTATTTGCAGGTGGTAAACATATTGGTACTCCAAGTAAGTATGTCTGTACACTTACTCCACCTGTAAATGATACATCTACATTATCTTGTTCACTTACTTTGTTTATTTTCAACTGTGCATATGGCAACACGTATACGCTATCTGTTTCACTGAATGATATGAATTCCCTAGTTATTTGTGCAATATATCCATCTATGCTGAGCTGGTCAATTGCCGTGACACTGTTCGGATATGGTGATACTAGTTTATTACTGACAGTTGGTAATGCTGTCAGTATCTCCTCATCGTTCTCCCTAACACCGACCACATATTTCTCAAAAGTTTGTGCTGACTTTAATTGCACTGATGCAGAAGGTGGTTGAGTTACCGTAGGTGGTGTATAATTTGGGGATACGGGTTGGAATGGGTTCGGTATACTTATCTTGCTTGTAACACTAGATTTAGGTGGAGTGTTGACTTGAGTCCTTTGTGATGCACCAACGCCAGTGATTTCAGGGAAGAACGAATTTATTGCTGACTCAGCAATTAGCGAAGTAAATCCTGCAATAAATGGAGACCCTATCTTTAATAATATCGGTGCCAGCGTCTTCTTCTTAGCCATATTTTCTGCCAGTCTATCAAGGGATTTCATTTCTTCAAAGAACAAGTTATAGGAAGCTACTTTTGGCAACGCTGATGCTATCTTGGATGTCACATATTTTGACACGTCCTCAGGTGCATACTTCAGATCGTTAAATATATTACCCACATAATCTATCGCTCCATTAAATAGATTTTCGACATGTGATGCAAATGACGTTAGTGCATTGAGTATGTCACCACCAACTGTTAATAACCCATTCCATATGGTTGCAAAGAAATTCTTAATATCAGCATATATGTCACCAAATATCACGGGTAATTGCATTAATGAGTAACCTATTTCCCTAAATCCGTTATATAACCATTCACCAACACCATGTAAAGCGTCTCCAATATGTACTATTCCACCCCATATCCACTTACCAATATACTCAAAGGCATTTGCAACTCTCTGAAATGCACCGTATACTGCACTAGCGACAATATGGAAAGCCTCATAGAAGAAAGTACCAAATGAAGTAGCAAATGATACTAGACCATGCCATATGGCACTACCTAACTGTCCAAAAATACTCGCTATATCACTTCCTATCGATAGGATGCCATTATATATTCCCTGAGCAATATTAGCTATCGAATGTATAACTCCTTGTATAGCGTTTTGCACACCGTTCACTATGTTTGATCCAAAGTTTACTACACCGCTAAAGGTATCACTAGCTCCACTGAAGAAATTAGTAATATCCTGTTCTATCCCACTAATGAAACTCATGCTAATTTTATATACCCCGAGACGGAATAAAAAAGTATGGGAAAAATTAAGGTACGTGATGAAATAAAAATAGCTGTTGTTAAGAAGAATAACGAGAAGAACGAAGCAAATAAGAAATAGATTCATAAATTTTTTCGGGCTTAAACTCTTCCCTAGCCTTATTTTTTATTTTCCATGATAGTTCCTTATATTCATTTTCCGACATTGACAACGCATATTTTACCGCTTCAATAACGTCCTCATATTCATATTCAAACCAATCCTCCCTCTTTTTATATGCGGGTATCGGTATCCCTTCTGCATATTCCTCAAACGCGTGACCGTTAATGAAAATGGGTATCGTTCCTGCTATCATTGATTCAAGGACAGGTAACCCAAATCCTTCCGTATGAGACAAAGCTAGGTAGAAACGTGATTGAGTTATCATTTTATATAGTTCCTCTCTTTTTAATGACATGAATTTGTAACACCAATCCTCTCCATTACATTCATTACTTATTTCAATATACTTTAACCCTAATTCTTTAGCAATCTTCCTCGCTACCTTAAGCCCCTTATGGTCATCTTCAGTATTGTAACCAATAGTGATAACGTCGAATTTTTTCTCCTTTACATTATCAACTACCTGTATTTCGTCTGGGTCATAAGGATGTGGTACTACTTCTACACGTTTAAATAATTTCGAGAATAATTTAGCGTTATAATTTGATGTCGTAATTAATAGGTGGTCTTCTTTTCTGTATACGTCTTTGATGTATTGATATGGCGAATCACCTCTTATGATACTTCTAGGTGATTCTATATTATCAATTACTCTACACTGTGACCACCACAAATTTACGTCGATAAACTCAATGTCGCCATTACAACCTATTTTCTGTAACACGATGTCCTTGCTCCTAGTTTTTATCCAGTTGTAGAATTGGGTTGCAACAATATCAAAACTGCAATTAATGCATTGTTTGGAAATTATCATCTTGGTCACTCTTATATACAGTATTTGAGTCCGTTAATATAGTGACACACTCCGTTCATATATAACGTCCTGCTTTGTAATTGGATGTGTATGAATATGTCCACCGGGTTAGTCGTGTAGAGAGAGTTGTTTAGATAGTTATCAATTACCTCTCCCAGTTTAGGTTTCCACGATAACGGTAGGTAAAAGTTAGTTGATAGGAAGAAGGTCACTATAAAGTCGCTAGGTTTTGCCTTTGCAGGAATAGCGATAGTAGTCGGCACGTTTGCATTTTCGAACCGTTTAATTACGTTCTGTATATCATTTACAATGACGTCGCTGTCAAGGAATAGAATGTTATCGTTTATTCTCGAAATTATTTCCTTAATCATTTTCACTATCCTTATTCGCCTATTAATCATTTCAACTTCATCAGAATTACTAGGTTTTATTCCCGTGTCAACGTAATGATAATTGACATTCTTATCATAATAGACTTCTCCTATAATATATGACTTATCAACGAAAACATCCGTTAACTTATTTTTTTCTATAGCTTCTCTCAAGTATTGAGTTTTTCCCAGAAATGTCACAATATGTGTCACGTTATTAAACTTTTATATTCAAGATTTTATGTTTTTACGACTTTACTCGATACAAAAATTTATATATAAAATGTGATATAACAAATTATTGTGGATTGGAAACCTATCAAAAGAGAGTTGTTTGTAACTATTGAGGGAATTCAAAAAGAAGGTGATACGGATAAATGTACTGATTTTTTGTTTAAAGAATGTAGAAAGTTTGACGTAAGTGAGTGTGACGATTATTGGTCAACTTGCTGGGAGAAATTCAGGGTCAAAGTTTTTAATAAGATAAAATATGAAGGAGACCGTTATCACAGTGCAGAATATGTATATGATATTTCTGTAATGAAACATTTATTAATTATATTCGCATTCTTAGCATCACTTGCAATAATTTTATCTTCTACCCTAATCTTTAACCTCTAACCCATAACTTATTTATATTCACGTTTTTATCATTTTAGTGTATGAGAATTGCATTAGTTCGGGACTTCAACGATAATAGTTTCAAGAGGCAAGCTGTACTGCTGGAACGTGGTCTTAAGGAATTAGGACATGAGGTTACACCTTTCGATAAAAATAAGACTGCAAAAGCTAACTTACCGTCAGGGTTTCAGGATTATATTTATTATACAATTTTTAATACTACCTTATTTTGGAAGGGAATTCCTAATTACGGTAAGAATATTGTGTTTGAAGTTAGTGACACTGATTCACTAAGTTATACAGCACTTTACTTCTTCAGACAACAGCCTGTTAATGAGATTGTAGTACCATCGCAATGGAGTAAGAACGCTTTCTTTACCTTAAAGGTACCAATCCCACAAAATATTCACGTTATCCCTCACGCCTTAAATCCCGATATATTTTATTACCCTCCTAAGGAAATGCCCCATCCCTGTGTCCTTGCAATATTGCCCCATAGTTGGGATAGAAAGGGTGGGGATGTTGTGGTTAATGTTTTCCGTGAACTAATGAATTCTGGGTACCACTTTTACCCTCTTATACTTGTTGCTAATATGCTAGAACCTAGAATAAGGGGAATGAATGCTATAAAGACCCCATTACCTGACCCCGATTATTACAGTATTTTCGCCGGGTGTGATATCCTATTTTATCCTGTAAGAGGAGGGGCTTTCGAAATACCCGTTATTGAGGCTTTAGCCTTAGGATTGGATGTAGTAGTTACTGAGAAGGGTGCATGGAGTGAGTGGATACTTGATAAGGATGATGTTTATTGGATAAAAGCCCCAAAAAAAGTCAAGTTATGGTATACTAATCCCTTTCACGTGGGGTATTTCTTAGACCCAGACCCCGAAGATGCATATCAAAAACTTGTAATAGCATTAGCTAACTGGTCACTTGATAAGAAAAAGGAGAATCTAGAAAATCGTGCAATACTTTACACAGAAATGTATAACTATCTAAATATTTCAAAAGAGTGGGAGAAACAAGTCCTGTGAGTTGCAATGAACTTCGAAATTTATTATATAATTTCAAGTTCCTTTTACGTTGTTACTATAGTGTATACTCTGTATAGACTGAGAAAGGTGATTGAGATTCAGCATGAACAAGATACAAAAAAGCAGTTTGATGAATATGTCCATTCTGAAGAATTCCGAAATTTACTTATTGAAGCGATAAATCAAAGTGATATGAATAAGAAACTTAACTTGATTGTCCTAGCTCTTTGTACTCATGTACCTGAGTTAAAGAAATCTAAAATATGTGAAGAAGGGTTATAAAAAAAATAGTTTTAACTTTTTTAGAGACCTAAGTAGCCTAGGAATGAACCGACGAATGGTAGACTTGATGCGAATTTGGTTATAACTCCTACTATTATTCCTGCTACCGCTAATGCTACGAATATGTCTGCATTGTTTGCTATGAAGTTCGCTACTCCAGCTAAGAAATTAGTTATTGCTGATACTAATGATGTTACTACTGAAGTTAAGGCAGATGCAACATTTGCGTAGGACATCTATCTGTCCCCGTATTCAATGTTTGTACGATATATAAAATATCTAGTGGATACAACAAATAATAAAAACTTGATTGATGATTGTATATAAATGAAAGCATACGTCCCATGCGAGAATTGTAGCTATTACCAAGTTGCTCTTTATGAAGGGTATCAGATTACTCATGACCCATTTGAAGCAGATGTTTGTATTGATGACCCTATACTCTTTTTAAAAAGGTTTAGATTTGTTACTGATATAAATTGCGTATTATGGGGTGATACTGTATATGATGTGTTACGTTATTTTGGAGAATTAAGGCATTACGATAATTTCGTAGTACCATCTCGTTGGAATTATATGATGTTTCACAAAATAGATTTAACACCTAAAGCCGTCATTAAAAGGCATATAAAACCTATCTTCCCTAATATGAAAAAGGATAAATTATTTGTAACCCTAGGAGAATCACGTTATTTTGATAGGAAGAACCTACTCCTTGTTGACGAAATTACTAGGGAATTTAACGTTAGGGATAAGACTATTATTGTAGGTAATTTAGGAAATCCCGACTACAGTACTTTCAGTTTAACTGAAGAACAGAAATACGAGCTTTACGCTAGGGCTAAGTTCTTTTTAGCCCTGTCTAAGAGTGAAGGTTTCGGGCTACCTCCTATTGAAGCCATGGCTGTTGGTGTTGTGCCAATATACTTGAACGCACATGGTTATAAGGAAAATTTAGTAGGTTTACCTATAGAACCGATAGAGACGGACACTCTTTGTACTGATAATAAGCATTGTTTTAAGATATGGGAATTTTCTAAACGTGAGCTAAAATATGAGATACAACACGCTCTTACTATGTCAAAAGATGAATATGAAGATTTAAGTGAAAAAGTTAAAATTAAATCTAGAGAGTATTATGCCTCAATGGAACCCTTCGATATTTATAAAGTTATTAGATTACGCAAGGAGGAATGGGATTGAACGTAGGTATAATACTTACTATATTAAGGGAGTCGCATTAGTCCAGTGCAACGAAGTTTCTATTAATGTAACTGTAGCTAAAGACCATTTACACATGTTCTATGACCCTATAGTCAACATGTATTCTGCCTATAGTATGCCCTTCTTTTACCAATACCCTAATGCTCAGCAACTTTATACTGAGGCTAAGAGATTATGCAGTGAACTTGAAAAGATGGTTTCAGGTGTTGTAGTCTCTCCTCCTTCTACGCCTCCTAAGAATGCCGATTCAGACCTTGATAGGATAATCTTATCATTATCTCTTAGGAGTGATAGAGCAATAACTAAAGGTACTGAGTACCATAGGGCAAAGGATTACGTTAAATCGAGGTACCCAGAGTGCTATGAGATAGTGAAATATTTAGGAATTAAAAAAGAGACGGTCAAATTCATGGAATCAATTTTTGCAAAACAGTGGGATATTGCAGAAAACACGCTTACATTGTTGGCTATGGAATGCACGGAACCGGAATGTGTAAGCAGAGTAGGAAAGTTTATTGACCAGTGTAGAGAAGTTATAACTAAGAAGGAGGTGCGTGAATAATATGAACACTTATGAAATGACTAAGAAAATTTATAATGGGTATGGAGAATCAGGTAAACATTATGTTTGTTTGAACGGTTTTGATTATGAGTTCTCTAATGAGTATAATCGTAAATATGAACTTTGTACAAGTACATTTGATGTTATCCTAGCTTACCTAAAGATTTATGACCCCAAAACCCTATTTGTCCCTCAATTATTGACAAGACTTGGTTATGCATCAGCGTCAATGATAGAAGTCAAACCTCCATTTTTACTTACAAACAATGCTGTATTTATATGGTTGGGTAGGGAATTATTCTATCATGATGAGGCTCAAATAGTAAAAACCAGGACTGGTTATAATGATAACGGTGAGCCTATTATAAAAGTGAATATAAAATACGACATGAACCCCATGAGCCTAGAGGCTATTTCGTGGTGCCTTAAGTTAGCGTTCATGTATAATAAGCCGGTCAATTGTGGCGTATATGGGGTGCTTTACGAATGAGTTTATGTTTGAGGGAAATTGGTAACAAGAAAGTACTTTATATTCCAAAGTCACTTGAGGATAACTTTATAGAAGGTCATATTTACCCCGTAATTGTCGATAATAAAATCGTAGGTCTTAAGTGTATAAGGACTGCAAAGAGAAAAGTACTTTATATCCCATCACAGTTGGAAGAATTATTTCGTGAGGGGTGTTATTCGTTTGCGTATATCAGAGCTTAAACGTTTGAATGTATCGAGAATTAGTTTTTCCACATCAACTAATTTTAATACGGGTTATTATAGTATACCCAACATATCCATATCAGTGAGCTATGTCCCGAAACGGTATGACGGAGTCGTATATAACCCTGTTATGAATAATTACTAATCACATATCTTCAAGTTTAGAACTTTCACTTTCTTTGATGGAGGAGGGTATTCAGTAAATAGCCTCTTGACAAATTCTCTTGGCGTTATTTTTCCCGAGTCAAGCTCGTCTAGCAAAATAAGCAGTCTCTCTTTAGTTTTAGGCACTACTCTAGTTTGGTCTAGAAGCATGTAAGCAATCCTTATTGCCTGAGGTATCGAGTATTTCTTAGAATTAGCTAATAGCAGGTATACGCACCTAACAAACTGTGTCTTTGTTAACGCCATACATTATTATATGTATCCAAATATTTATATATTACGTTTTATAGATATACACGTGATGTAGTATGGCTGGTAGACAGTCTCATAGAAAGCAGGATACAAGGAATGATACATCGACTAGGTATAAGGGCAAACTCTACGGCATATTTATTAATTACATGGGAGAGAAGTATGCTCAGGAACTTGTAGAGCAAATGTATGCTAATTACAGGGATGTATTTGAAGAGATTTATACTAAAATCCACAATAACTTGAGACCTACTTTAGTTAAACTTGCAGGTGCAGGTGCCACATTCCCATTATGGCAAATTATTAATGAAAGTATCTATGCTGTCTATTTAACACATAAGGAAACTGCTTCATTTCTTGTGACTAAGTACTTAAGTAGGGGTATTCCTGCAAGTACCATTAAGAAAATACTAGCTGAGGTGGGCAATCAACTTAAGGAGTTAGTTCCCGCTGTAGCTGAACAGCTCAGTGGTGTCACATTAGATGAATCTAATGTAGTAACAACGCTCGATAACATAGTAACTAAAATGCCAGCACTACCCAACTCCTATGCAGGTACCTTAATGAAGAGTAGGGTACCCACTGCACCTCCACATTATGCAGGAACTAAGACATTTAGTAACATTGAGTCCACGTATAAGGCATTAGAGGATATAGAAAAAGGTTTGTGAGGTGGTGAAAGGTGGCGAGAAGGAATAGGAGATTAAGTTCTGCTTCAGTTTACAGATACTACCTGAAAAGATATACAATGAACCTAGGAACTACAGGACACATGTTGGCAAAGGAAATTACATATAATCCTGAGGCGATGAAAGCAATTTCTAAGTTGTCAGAACAGGAAACTTATAATTGGCTAACAGATTACACACCATCACATTTGGCAAAAGAAGTAGTAAAGAATATCGCCGAAAAATACAATATTCCCGGCACATTCCAAGGATTATTGATGGCATTTGCTGAGAAAGTACTTGCGAATTACATATTAGATTACAAAGGAGAACCATTAGTAGAAATGCACCACAACTTCCTGTGGGAACTAATGCAGAGGACTACAACTACTACAGTTACAGGAACATCTGGATACTTATATACGTTTATAGGTAAGAGCGGGAAACCGTATACTGTTGATATGAGTAAAATACTAACAGAAATCGAGAACGAATTGTTCAAGTTATTAAAGTAACTTTTTTTTACTCTGTATCCATTTTTTAAGATATGGATAAAATAAAACTAAAAGGTTCAGTTGCTTACGTTTACAAGGTTTTTGTTGAATCTCTGAAGAAAGCAGGTATAGAAACCGTTAGCGGAGCATTGAATGAAAATGCAGTAGTAGTTGGCGTACCGTTTAGTAAATTTGCTGACCTTATAACGGCAGAAATTAACAAGGATATTTGGGAGCAAAAAATCAAAAACGGGAAATTATTCCTTGTAGGTATGAAAGAACTAGTTGATGAGGATGTGAAAACTGTTAACAATAAATTACTTTCAAAACTAAAGAAAATAGGAGTCGACGCTAGTGCTTATATTACTGACGATGGAGATGCTGTGGTAATGGTATCTCTCATTGATGTAATACTGAGAATTCTAGAAAAAACCTTACAGGAAACTAAGGCAAGGGCAAGTAATCACATGAGGGCTTTAAGAGTAAAATTTGGAAATGATGATGATTATGCTTATATTATAATTTACACAAGAAGCTCACAAAAAGACACACTAACTAGTAAAATAGAGGAGGTGTTGAAAGGTGAGTGAAAATCAACAACAAGACTTGGCAAAAAGAGTTGAGGAACTGGAAAAGAAAGTCCAAGAACTTACTGAACAGTTGGAGAAGACTAAAAATGCCGTGAAGACGGTAGCTGGTATTCTTGATAACCATTTGAAGGGTAAATGGACACTGGAAGATATTCAGATGGCTCTTAATCACATTAACGAAATGATTCAGTTACTTACTCAGGCTGGGATAATAAGACCAGGTGGTGAAGGAGGAGGGAATTGGTTACAGATGATGCTAGCACAACAAATGTTAACACAGAAACAGACACAGAACGACGTAGAAGTTGAGCCATTAAAAAAGAAATCAAAGAAAAAATTAAAAAAATTCCTTGAGGAAGAAGAATGATTTAAAAAATAGACTGTAGTTCTTTTCTAGCCCTCTTTTCTAATTCTCCAGACCAGAATTCCTTATAACTAGGTATCATTGCCTTTAAGATATAAAGAGCATTAACTAAATAAGCGGGATTACCATTTTCCGCATATTTTCTAATCTCTACGATATTGCTTTCATCTTTCCCTATATACAGTTTACCACCCTTTATTATCAATAAATTTCTGTCTTCATCAACTATGATTCCTGTTGTGTAATTGGTACCACTAGGTAATTGGCTTTCTATTTCGTTGATTAAACTACCTACATAATCCTCGCTTGGCTTTTGAGGGAGCTGAAACTCTTCTTCCTCCTCTTTTTCCTCATTCTCCTGGTTTTCGCTCATAGGATAAGGTATGGATACAAAATATTTAAATTTTGCTGTTCCGATTATGTACGTATGAGGATTGTAGAAGAAGGGTGGGTTGGGCATGAAAATCTGAAAGTTAAATACGCAATAGTGGAAGAAATACCAGAAAAATTATACCACATAATTTGTCCTTCTTTGCATTATTTTGAATATTGCTTTGACTTGAACCAATGCCGTAAAATAGCCCTTAGTTTGTCAGAGAAAGTTAAAGACTTTTTATACGTGTAAAGTACGTTGAAATGAATAGCGTCTTCTCCCATTACACTATATCTTAGATAATTAAAGTAAACACGCTTGTGGTCATCACCTAGTATGAACTGTAGGTCAAATAACTCCTTTGTAGGTAAGGGGTCTTTTAACACGATAAGGATATGAATATGCTTTCCCGATGGTGAATATTCCCACCAGGCTTCTTGTTCCCAGTAACCTAAGCCGTGTAATACTTGTAGTTTCTTCTCTAGTAGCCATTGTGGGTCATAAAATACGGTGTCAACATCAATATCCAATTTAATTATTTGATTTGCACTTACCATGTATACTCCCCCCCGTCTCCAGGATATCGATGATACCATGCGATTCTCTTGCCCGTAGCACCCCCATACCACACCCCCTCGTCCTCCAGTAAAGGTAATACTTGAATACCAAAGAAGTCTAATATCATGTCCTCCAATTCCTCTTCCATTTCCTTGATTTGCTCCTTCTCTTTCTCCTTTTTTAAAGGTAAACAAATAGTTCCCTCCACGAATAAAGGATGGCTCCATTCGTTGTAGCGGAACGATAATGTAACACATACTGTCTGTGCCGTATTTTTCTTCACCGATGTTTTTGACGTATGGGATATATCTGATGGGGATTTGCTCAAGTGTCCTCACCTTAAAGTCAATGTACCAGCCCTTTTTTACTACCTGAGCTATCAACATAACTTTTCAGCCTTAGCTTTGATTAACCTTCTTAACGTTTCAGACCTTGAAATTTCGTATTTTTTAGATAGTAAATCCAATTTTACCAAAGTGTCCTCAGACATTTTTATACTGAACCCCCTTAAAGATTCTAATGACAAATCATTAACATTAAGAATTTTTTCATTACATTCATCAACCATCTTATTTAATATCTTGTCATAATTATTTCTATATTGTTTTATCATTTTTAAAAAATCAATGTCGCTTGGTCTAACTTTTAATGTAACTGCTCTTAGTACCATAATTAAAATTATACTATCACCTTTTTAAAGCTGTGTGAAAGAGAAAACTTTAAAAATTGTGATGTAATAATTTATGTTAGTGAGAAGCATGCTAGTTACAATTGAAAAAGAAATTTATGATAAATTAAAAGAAGATGCACAGAAAAAAGCAATAAGCGTAGGTGCTGTAATCAGAGAGATACTATTAAATTATTTTAACTTAGAAGATGATACTAAAGCATATTCGAAAAAGGAAATAAGCAATGAAATAATAATAGTGGGAGATAAACAATATGTCAGATTACAGATGAGAATGTCAAAAGAAAATGAATTATTGATTAAAAACGAGCTAAGAAAAAGAAATATGAGTGTAAATCAACTTCTAAAAAATGAAATCCTACTTACAGCATAAAAAAATTATCATATACATGGATTAGGGTCGTCACGCTTATACACATGGAACAACCACAGTGTATACCCTATTTTCTCAAGTTCCTCAACTGATTTTATGATTTGTCCTTCTTCTAATCTTCTTTTCAAAAGGAATACTAACAGTTTATCTCCTGGTTGTAACTCTATCTGTATTCTGTTGAATGGAATCTCAACACGTAGAACATTCGTTAACAGTTCAGCTGTAGCTTTATGACCCAGAGCAGATATGAAATACTCTTTCTCTAGCATTTCCTTTGCTTCTTCTATTGAAATTTGCCTAGCAGAAATAAGGTATTTTTCCCCTTCCTTCAAGGGAAGGGTAGCACTATTTAGAACGTAGAGCATAATTACTGATATGTAAAACAACTATATAAATCTTTCTGAAATAACTATATAAATAATTAAGCACGAAATATATAGTGATGAAAAATGGGGTATACAATAAGAATCCCGAAAAAATATTTCCACAAATTGAAAAGTATATGTGAAAATTATAATAGTTATAGGGAATGCGTCCTGAAAGAAATAGAGAAAAAGTATAATTATGAAATTTATAATTCAAAAAAGCCCCACGATATGAGAATATATGCTGATACAGTACCGAAACCAATTTTCATAATATTCTTTCAAGAAGAGAGTAAAAAATTGGAGGAATTAGCAAAAAAACTAGGAAAAACTAAATATGAGATAATAATGAGTATTTTTGAGTAAAAAATAAAAAATTAACTTTTTTTAATCTTTCGCTTCATTAAAAGTATAGAAATTAAGTTTTCCCATTTCCAATGGTATTACCACAATACCATGTTCTGGATGGACTAATATTGTTTTTTCTTGTAATGGTATAATAAAATGATTATTAGCAAATACCCAAATATTACTAGCTACATTACTATCCTTTCTATTGCACTCATGTAACCATGCATTTCTTAGTCCTCTTCTCCTTCTATCAGAGATAAGAAAATTTGTGACCACCAGGTCTCCTTGACGCACTACAAATTTTTCATCTTTCCTTATCAGATTTGTTAAATCGTACCTATCATATACAGACGCTTCAAAAAAATTAATTTGACTTAGATTTTTTTGAATCTGGATTTGGAGACTCATGTTTCTTCATTATAAATTGTTATCTCACAAACTTATAAACTTTTGCTTCTATATAATTATGATAAAACATGATGAGAAAAGAAGACCCGAATATCCAATATTTAAAATATGTAATAAAGAATTTTGATAATTTTTTAACAGATGTTGAATACGTTTACAAGAAAAATTATAAAATCAGAGATTATGAGTACATTCTACATAAATTAAATGAAAAAATGATTTTTATGTATATATTCCACAATAAAATAGAGATTGTAAAGAAAAACGAAAATAAATTTGAAGTTACTGTAAATTTAGATAACTTCCTAACTATTGCTACAATGAGAAGAATTACTAAATTCGTGAAAACTGAAAATAAACATTATTATAATTATTTATTGTCATATTATCACGGCACATGGCATTTTGTTTTTGATAATTTAATAATTCCAATAAGATACAATTCGAGATTAATAAGACTTACTATAATTAAAAAACCACAAAAATATTACTTAACACTACCAGAATTAGAAATAAAACCTTTACCAGATGAAAAATACGGATTTCCAATAATTCCTAATGAGCTGTATTTGTATGAGATAAACGGTAAAAAAGTGGAAAAAATAATAAAGCATTACAAAAAGAAATACAAAGGCATGCCATATATAATAAGAATAAAATTACAAAACAGAAAAATTGAGTACGCAATATACAAATTCTTAGTAAACAAAGAAATATTCAAAAGATATGAGGAGAAAATGCCACCATTGGTATTCAGAATTAATAATAATGAAATTCCAGAACATTCATGGTATTTTACTAATATATATGTACCTAATTTACAAGCGATTAGAGGTGGTAGATTTCCTAGCTTTAATCACACAGTAATTCAAGATTATGATGATGACGGTGTCAATCAAATTTTATTAAAGCTTATAACAATTTCGAATAACAGTTTCCTATGCGGTGTTGATTATTCGAATAGTCTATGGTGTATGAGATTACCTGGATTTATGTATAAGTACAAAATAAAATCAGTTTACAAAGTATTGTATGAATTAGATGAAAAAACGAAAATCTTTGAGTTTTAACCTTTTTTTTATATACACGTTTTTCTCTTCATCAAGAAGTATCAGAAAAATTTATATATATTAAAACGATATGAGAAGAATGAAAAATAAAAAAAAGAGGATAAATTATTTGAGCAAAAAGATATAATGATAGATGTTTTCGCATATTCCTTCATCCTTCCTAAAAGAAATTAAAATAGCATTTTTATATAACCTTCTCTGTACTATATCTAAGACCACATCTAAATCATTCCTTATTCCATTATCTTTGCAATAATATTGCACCTCATATATTAGTAAAATATTATCTAGTACATGCACATCAAAAAAAGAGCGTTTAGTTGAAATTGAAAAAATCTGTTCACCCTTATTAAACATTTCATTAAATTCGAATATATTTATCTTTCCTATCATAACTACCACTACTATACTATTCATTTTATATATATATAAATCTTTGTCTCTTCATCAAGAAGGAGAGAAGTGAAAGAACTGTAAAAAAATTACATATAAGAGAAAAATTTGGAACAAAAAAAAGAGATTAGAATAAGAATATTAACTTGTTATTCGTATAGTATATTCCCGATAACGCAATTTCTAAATTTGTTTTCGGAATTTTTAATTCACTTCTGTACTGTTTGGGGAAAGCTTCATAGTATATTATTTCTATTTCCTTTTCCTTATTTACTACAGTTAAAAATTTATCTTTATCAATATGTACATCTATTTCACCATATGGTAACAGATTTGCAATAAATATCTTCCCCTCTATTACTATTTTTTCTGAAATTTTGTTTTTTTCTTCTCTATATGGTATGTTATTTGTCTCAAAAAAATTTTTTATTTGACTTTTAATTCTTTGTTTTTTCTCTTCTATTACGTTTTGCATATTTTTCCCCTCTATATTATTCCTCTTTTATATATATAAATCTTTTTCTTCATTAAGAGAATGGCTTCATGTTGTGGCACAGAATCTCAATATTGTAATAATATTTGTAAAAATTGAAAAATTGTTTGAATACTTTTTTGTACACTTAAATTAAGTGTATAAATTAGATTTCAAACAAAAAATCTCATATTACTGAAAAAAATTGTGCTGAAAAAATTTTTGCTTGAATTTTTTAACGGCTGCAAATGAAAAAAATTGAAAAAATTTCCGAAAAAAGATTTTACTGATTTGAGTTAACCCAAACCACTAAAATTTTTTAAATATAAACGATTTTACGCCCTAATTTGCCCTAAAAATAAGGGAAAAGAAGGAGAAAAAACAAAAATTAAGAGTTTAAAAATATTTCTAGTAAACTGACAAGAGGAATTTTAAAACTTTTTTGTATCCAGACTGAAAGTAATTGTAAGTCCTTTCAATTCAATCACTGATAATCTGAATTAACGAGACTAAATTTTTCTACTAAAAGATGTACATTTTCAATCGGTATACAATTGAAAATTTCCACTGTACCATTTCTTATCAATTTTAGTGAAACAAAAATACGATTAGATTTTATCTCAACATGTAGAATTTCATATTTTATGCCCATGTAGATAAACTTAATGAGTATTACCATTTAAAGCAAAAAACAAGATATTACCAAAATGACCAGAATATTATCTAAAAAATGAGAAAAATTATTAGTAAAAAAATCAAATTGACTTAATTGAAATTATTCCTTCATATTCGTTTTGAACGAATTTTTTACGATTATCTGCTTGTCTCTGGAAAATATCAGAATTGTAAGCAATATCTAGTATGTATCCTTTTTGTTTACTTTGCCACGGTCTCATTACACGCCCAATACGCTGAATTAATTTAATTCTTGATTTCCCTTGAGATAGAAGTACTACTAAAGATAATTGTGGAATATCTAAACCCTCATCAGCTAAAGAAGTAGCTATTAAAACTTTCAGTTTTCCGTTCTTCAGATTTTCTATTTTTTCAATACGTTCTTCTAAAGAAGTTTTTGAACTAACCCAATCCGCAATAATTCCATTTTCATTAAACATTTCTGAAAGTTTTTTGGCTATTGGAATTCTCCTAACAATAATAAGAGCGGGATATTTATTCAAAGACTTTACTTTTTCAATAATCTGCTTATTTGTATATGGTGACTGTTCAAAGATTCTTATCAAAACACTATACTCTTTTGCAAATGGTTGGTCAGCAAAATACTGTTTTGTTAACTGTATTTTATTGTAAATTTTCTCACTAATTTTCGGTGTAAACTGAATATACTCAATTGGTACTAAATAATGATTTTTAACTAATTCAGTATAATCTATTGAATATGATATTTTCCCTAGTAACCCTAAAATTTCAAGTTCACGCCCATCTTCTCTAATAGGAGTAGCTGATAGACCTAGTCTTATTGAATTTGGTGAATCTAAAAGTAAGCTCTTTATCATGCTTGCGGGTGTATGATGAGCCTCATCTATAATAATTAAATCAGAATTTTGTATTAATTCCTTTAATTTTTGGTTCTGATTTTTCTTTTTCTGACTATAGTAATAACTTACTGATAATGCTATGAAATCAGATTTTTCACCTTTTTCAATTTCATTTATTTCTCCTGATACTAAAAGGAATGGTAAGTCTTCTCTTTTTGCAAATTGTTGAAATTGTTTTAATAACGTTGTTGAATTTACAGCGTAAATAATTTTTGAATTTGGTTTATTCTTTAGCATTTCTAATGCTGATAAAATAGCAATTACACTTTTTCCACTTCCTGTTGGTGCTTTTACTATTCCTTCTCCTACTGTATTAATATCAGAAATCCATGATTTTATACTATTTATTTGGTAATCTCTTATTTCAAAGTTCTTTAGAGAAATATTATAAAATTGCATATTTGTAAATGGCTTTATTTTTAGATTTGTAACATTTTGTAATTTCCAGTAAAGCCCTCTCAATGTAGCAAAATTGTTTCCTCTTTGCCATGCTAGTAATATTGGAGTTTCAATATACTGACCTTGAATATGGTCAAAAGTTTTGATTTTATATGTTAGTAAATCCTTATACTTCTCTAAATCATCGAAAACTATTAGATAATTCCCCCTAAATTCCACATATACTGTATTATCATTATCCTTCAAATAATCACCAAAGGCATTATAAATTTCATCCCCTACATAATTCGATAATCCTTTAATGATTTCTTTCAATTCATTATTATTAATTCTGGAGATTTTAAATTCATTAACATACCATTTTTTAGTATTTGGGTCAAAATTTCCAATTAGTTTTACAAGTTCTAAATATTCTTGAAATTCACTTCTAGATAAGTATCTTTTTGGAGATGGTATTAGAATTTTATTTTGATTTTGAGTATTATTGGACATACTTCTTCTATTATATATATATGATTGCCAGTTTAAAAAGGTTATCTCATCTTTTTCTTGATGAAGAGCAAGGAAAAGAAAAAGTTTAAATATAAATGATAGCACAATTTATGATAATGAGAACATGCCCTCTTTCGAGGAATGTCAAAAAATAATAAACCCTCAAGGGTTACCCCTTGAGGCATTAAGTAAAAGCGAGAGAATTTTTTTAGATTTTTGTGAATATTTCGACACATACCCACAAAAAATAAAGGAGGTAGTTAGATCATGGTAAATAAAGAAAAATCAATTAAAGAAGAACTAAGAGAAGAAGAAGAAACAGAAGAAATAGTAGAACAAGAAGCACAAACACAAAAAATAGAAGTACAAGAAGAAGCAAAAAATGATGAATTAACGCTACCGTTTAGCAGAGAAAACATCAAAAACTATTTGTGGCATATAATAATCATCAAAAAAGTAGAAATAAGGGATGTAATACTAAAGAAGACAAACCAACCCGCTCAAATCTCATATATCGATGGATACGCAATCTCTGACCCGAAAATTGAAGAAAGAATAATCGAAACACTAAAAGACCAACAAACGATACCAATCGACCTCATTAAAGAGGTAAATAAAGTAAAAAGAGAAGTGTACTTGTACTCAAGTTCTCAAGGCGTATACTACAGTCTGATGAGAAATGTGATTCCAAAACTTAAGTCAGGAGCCGTAATAGTAGGAATTGTGTATCAACAGTCAGACTATCCACAACCCACTATAACACTAGAACACCCCGCAAAAATACCAATACTAAAAGAACAGTATGAGGCATTAGAAAAAGCAAAGAGGTGATAATTAATGCCCTCACAAAAAACAGAAGAAAAGAATGAAAAAATAGAACAAATAAAGAAAGAAATTGATAGTTGGATTGAAGAATTCTCGAAATCACAAAAACGATTCGATAGATTTGATTTATATGAAGGAGAACAGCTATCATTAGGATTCTTAGCATACAAAGATGACCAAAACAATATAACTGTCCTAATATCCGTTCACGGTCAGAAACCTACTAACTCATTGAGTTTTCCAGTAAGCGGATTAGATGACATAAAATGGATTACAAAAATGATAGAAAAATATGAAGAACTATTCAAATATATAGAAAAATACGAGGAAAACGTAAAGAGCATCAAGAAAAAGAAAAACTTACTCGAATAATTTTTTTTACATTACTATTTCCACGTAACCGTGTATACATTCGTTTCTAAATTCACCAGATATAGGAAACTTCTCCGAATAATTCTCTCCATAACATATTCCTAATTGTTTACCATATTTAACCAAATACATCATATAATATTCAAGACATTCCATAAAATAATTACACTCCTTCTCTTCATAAAAAACGTTTGGAATATTTAGAACAACTTTCATATAAACAAGAAAGGAAATGGGAAATAAAAACTTTAAAAATTATACTAGCACAATTTTAAGTGATGCCAAAACGTGAACTCAAGTTAGGGAAAATTTCATTTCAAGTAGGAGATTACATAGAAGTACTAGCACAAGGACGTAAATATAGGATGCAAATAACAGAAATCGATGACTATAACAATCTATTAGGAACAGACTCTAACGGGAACCCAATATACATCAAAATATCAAAAATATCGGTAATAAGGAAAATATCAGAATTAGAATTTACAGGAGGTGAGAAACAAAATGGAACTCAATGAATTCCAGAAAAAAGTAATAACCACATTCTTTATGACCGATAGAAACTTACTAGTTTCGGCACCCACAGGAGTTGGAAAATCATTCCTAGCCATGTACATAGCAATGAATACGAAATACAGAATATTATACACAGTACCTTTAAGAACTTTAGCATTACAATTAAACGATGACTACCACAACAAAGTGGCACCATTACTACACGGATATGCAGATTCAATAGCATTAACATCAGAAGTATATGAATCAGACCCTGAAAATATAATAGAAAGAATGATATTTACAACATACGAAAAAGCAGACGCCATATTAAGGAGACACTATACGTGGGCTAAAAGAAGTGAACTAGTAGTAATAGATGAAGTTCATAACATTTCCGATAAAGAAAGAGGCAAAGCTATAGAGAACTTAATAGCATGGGCTATGGACGAAGGAAAAAGATTATTAATGATGTCAGCCACGGTACCAGACCTGGAAAAACTAGCGGAAATAACAAACGCCGAAATAATAGAAACAAAAGAAAGACCAATCCCACTTTACAAGGCAATCAAAATAGGGAATACATTAATATTTGAAGACGGTGACAAAGTAGAATTAAAAGAAGACCTTGTACGCAAACTAGTAAGAAAGAACAAAGTCGTAATGGTCTTCACATCAACAAGAAAGAAAGCAGAAGAACTATTCCTGATTTACGACAAAAAGTACCCTGGAAAAGTAGCATTCTTTCACGCAGGATTACAACCAGAAACCAAACTAAGACTAATGGAAGAAACGAAACAAGGGAAATATAATATTATCATATCAACTACAGCACTATCACAAGGAGTAAACTTCCCGTTCTATGCCGTAATCTTTGATGACTTGAAGCTTCCGATAGTAGAATACGGGAGGTTTATCGGTTGGAAAGCAATTACACCAGTAGAATTTGACCAGATATGCGGAAGAGCAGGAAGACCTGGATATGACGAGGAAGGATTATGCATAATAGAAGCATCAAACATAAGAGAAGCAGAAAAACTAACCAAAAAGTACTTCACAAACGAATACGGGAACTTGGAAGGTCATCATACACTGGAGGACTTCTTGCTGGCTTTCATATCTAAATATCTCTACATTAGACCCGATGATATTTTCAACGCTATAAAACATTCATTAACATTCAAAGAAATACCTAAAGAAGAAATTAATGAAAAACTAGAATTCCTAAACGAGAACGGCATTCTAGGATTCGATAACACTGGCTATTATGTCACTGTATACGGACGTGCTGTAGCTGAAAGCTATTTCGACGTTAAAGACGCAATTGCATACAGAAACGTCCTTGAAAAAAATAATGTAAATGAAAAAGAAATTATAGACACAGTTATGAACAATGAAAATGTACTAAACGCCTCGAAAGGTGAAAATATAAAAATAATATTTGAGAATTGGATAAAAGGGGTAGATGAAAAAATGATAGTAAAAGCAACAAAAAACATGTCATACAACGACTTTAACAAACTAATACAAACAATAAACTGGCAATTATATGGTGTTTATAGGATAACTAAAGCATTAATGAAAAAAGAACTAGCAGATAGACTAAGACTACTATTCCTAGAAGCCAGATACGGTGTACCTAGCAGTGCATTAGCATTAGTTCAACTACCTGGCATAGGAAGAAAGAGGTCTATAGAACTGTTAAGAAACGGGATACATAACAAAACAGAACTTTGTCAAAATAAGGAAATAGCATCGAAAGTAATAGGACGAAAAATGGTCGAGGTGATTTGCAGATGATAAAAGAAGCAATAATAAAAGCATTTGAAAGAATGCAAGAACAACATCCGCAAAAAGGAGAGAAAACAGTATACGTTACAGATTTATTACACTGCGTAATAAGACCAAGGACAGAAGTATCACAAATATCTCTGATAAGAGGAATAGCAGTACACGAGGGGATAGAAAAACTACTAAAAGAATACGGAGAAATTGACATAGAGTTTGAGAAAGAGATAAAAAAACAATATGGAGAATACACACTAATAGGCAGAGTGGACGGAATAACTAAGGACGGAACTATAGTAGAACTCAAAAGCGTATATAAACCTCCAGTATTCCCATACGAGACACACATATATCAAGTACTAATTTACATGAACATGCTAGAAAGTCAAAAAGGGCTTCTAGTATACCTAGGGAATAATGAGATAACAGAGTTCGAAATAGCACAAAATCAAATAAAAAACATAGAAACAGAACAAACGTTCTTTGGACAATATCAGATAGACGATAACTGGATATACAAACAAATAATAGCATATATGACAAAAACACTAGTAGCCACATTCGATGAATGCAAATTCTGCGAAATAAATAAGTCATGCAAATACGCTAAGTTAAAGTGAGAAACATGATAAAAAGAATAGTAGTAGAAATAGTAGATTCCCCACAAGAAGACAAAAATACACAATTTTTAATCGGACTAGCGAAACTAATTGGAAAAAGTGAAATAACATTCAACGAAAATCAAATACTAAAAAGGGATTTGACAAAAAATGAAGAATTAAGCTCATTAATCAGAGAAATAATAGAAAAATACAGAAATATGGCACCAAAGATAGTAAATTTCAAAGAAGGAAAAGTGAAAAATGACGGAAAAATAATTACAAGGTGGGAATATGAAAATAAAAGTACAAGTTGAAGGGAAAACTGACGTATCATTAATTGAGGACATCTTTACAGCACTAGAGACAAATAAGATAAACCTAACGAAGACAAGAAAACTAGAAGAAATCGCCGAAATTAAAGAACTAAAACAAACGATAAAACAGGAAGTGGAAAAGACATTAGAAGCAGAAGTCCACATAGAGGAACTGATAGTATTTAAGTCAGGCACTTATATATTGCGTGGAGTATTACGAAAGTAAATTTTTTATACTTGTATGACCCCCCTTTATAATAGGGGGTTAAATCCCGTGAATGAATATGAGTTAATACAAAATTTAAATGAATTAATAAAAAAAGGTTTTTTAATTCTCGCAAGAACGAAAAAAGGAACATATATCATACATTCTATAAGAAAAGAAAACGAGCTAATTATAATCGAAACGGAAGGAGGAATGAAAATAATTGAGGCACCAAAATTGTTCCTAAAAAAACACTTTATGATAATACCGAAAAACCCAGAACCGAGTCCACTAAATGACATAAACAAAATTTACAAAGAACTATCAAAATACAAAGAGCTTATTTATAGGGAAGAAAAAGTGATAGAATTAAGTGTAGCACAAAATAGGATTGTAATAAAGACGGAAAAAGGCAAAATGATGATACTAACACCATCAGATATATTTGAATATCCGGTACTAGCATGGTGAAAAATTGTGCCGTATAGAAATTTGAACGAGATAGCGAAAGAAATTTACAAAGAAATACGGGAAGCAGACGAGAAATATATTGTGATAAACAACAAAAAAGAGAAAATAATAGATATTGAGATAATATATCTTAGAGAAACACTAACAATGCCACCAAGATTTAAAATAACAACTGAAAATAATACAGTATTAATATTGACCCCAGCAAAACTCTTAAGAAAAAAATACATAATAGTAAAAGACGGAAAAGAGAAAACTATAATCGGTGTTTGAGTTAAAAAGTTTTTCGCATATAAATTGTTACATCACTTTTTTGAATACTTCTTTAGAGAGTTCGAAGTTCGTAGTTCGAGTTTACGAACTGTGAGGTTCGAAAAAAAATTGTTCTAGAACTTTTTTCTTTTCTTAAAACAGACCTGAATGAGTCCCAGCATGAAATACCAAGCGTCAGTGTGTCAGTACGAACTCATGAGTGTCAGTGTGAACGAGTGAAGTGTAACCCCCCCGCATGAGGGGTGGGAAAGTATATCTATATAATAAAAAAAAGAATGAGTGTCAGTAAGAAGTATGAAGTAACTAATGTAATATACGTATAAGACATAAGAAATATGATATACGTATAAGACTAAGAATACGTATAAGACATATCTAACACGAATACGTATACTAACACATATAACATATCTC